GCCAAGTGTAAGTTCTCGTCTCTTGCAATCAAAGATATAATTTTAGCAGAGCCTTCCATAAGTTTAAGTTCACCAAAAGCAAACGAACAAGCAAATGAAACATAAAATCTAATACCTTCAAGTATATTAACATTAATCAATGTAAGATATAGAAGTCTTTTAAGTTCTTTTGTATCACCTTTACCTGTTAGATAATATCTATTTGCATAAGTTATAAATTTATCGTAGGCATCTGTAACAGTTTTTGCTCTTGCCATGATTTCTGGTGTATCAATAATTGTATCTAACACTTCAGTAGGATCAGGATATACATTTTTCATTATGTAAGTATATGATCTACTATGTATTGTCTCACTAAAGTCCCATGCAACTAACATAGATTCTAATTCAGGTAAACTACAATAAGGTAAAAATGCTAAACATGGACCACGACCTTGTACACTATCTAATAATGTTTGATATTTTAGATTAGATGTAAAGATATGTTTTTGTTCTTTTGATAAAGATGAGTAATCGTTTCTATCTTTTTGTAAAGATACCTCTTCAGGTCTCCAAAAGAAACCTAGTTGTTGTTGATTTAACTTTTCAAAAATAGGATACTTTTGTTGGTCAAATCTTTGTGTGTTAGGCTCTTCACCAAAAAACATGGGTTGTTTCATCCAGTCTACCTTCTTTGTGTTAAATGTTTTCATCTATTGGTTCCAATTCGTCTTGTAGTTTTTCTGATTCAGTTCTTTCTTTCTTATGTTGTCTTGACATTTTTAAACCTATATCTAATATCTTTTGTTCTTCCTCAATTACTTCGTGAAAGTATTTTTTAGATTGTACAGGCTTCGCAATCTTCTTGGTCATCTTCTTTCTTTTCCTCTACACCATCATGCCAACCAATCGGGTGTACAGGTTCCTCTATCTCAGTTTTAGCGTCATATGTATTCTGATAATACGCTGTCTTCCATCCTAGTTTATATGTAGTTAATAAATCTTGTGCCATAGTAGATAAAGGCACTTCACCATCTTTATAGTTCTCTGGATTGTAACTCCAGTTACCACTAATCGCTTGATCGAAATACTTTTGCATTACAGATATAACATTAATATATCCTTCATTGCCTTTCATATCCCATAATAATGTGTAAAAATTCTTTAGTCTATTATAGTCAGGTACTATTTGTTTTAAAGGACCTTTCTTAGACTTTTTAATTGATAAGTAATCTCTTGGTGGTTCTACGCCATTTGTTGCGTTTGATACAACGGAAGAAGACTCACTAGGCATTTGTGCCGATAATGTAGAGTGTCTTAGACCATGTTCTTTTATTTCTTTTCTTAACCACTCCCAATCATAAGTATATTTTCTACTTACAACTTCATCTAATTCTTTTTTGTAGGTATCTATTGGTAGTATACCGTCTGAATATTTAGTCTTTTCGAACCATAGACATTTTGATTTTTCTTTTGCAAGATTATTACTTGCCTTTAAAAGATAAAACTGAAATGCTTCTGATACTTTATCAACAAGTTTTGCAGCTGCTTTACTTTCATAGTTGACTTGATTTTTAGCAAGGTAATGTGCAAGACCTATAAACCCAATACCTAATGATCTTCTTGCGAGTGTAGATATTTTTGCTGCTTCAACAGGATATTCTTGATAATCTATAATTTCATCTAATGCTCTAACAGATAGATCACATAACTCCTCTAACTCGTCTATATCTGTCAGCAGACCTAGATTGATAGCAGATAAGATACACAATGCAATCTCACCTTCTTTATCGTCTATGTGTTGTATAGGTGTCGTAGGTAGTGTAATTTCTTGACATAGATTAGACATGTAAACTTTGTCTTTAAAAGAGCTGTGTGTATTACAATGATCTATATTCATAATGTAGATACGACCTGTTTCTGCTCTTTCTTTTAATAAATCCATAAACAATTCTTGAGCACCTATCGTTGATTTAGGTATAGATTTATCTTTCTCATACTTTAAATAAAGTTCATCAAACTCAGGCATACCAAATGCTTCATATAAACCTGGTGTATTATTAGGTGAAAATAAAGTTATATCTTCATTCTTAATAAATCTTTCATAAAATAGTTTTGATATTTGTATAGAGTAATCTAATTTTCTAACTCTATTATCCTCAGTACCTTTATTGTTTTTTAGTACAAGTATGTCTTCTATTTCTTGATGCCATATAGGAAAATGTACAGTAGCAGAACCACCTCTTACACCATTTTGTGTGCAACATCTAACAGTTGCCTCAAACTTTTTAAGAAAAGGAATAACACCTGTGTGTTGTACTTCGCCACCTCTAATTCTACTATTGATACCTCTTATTCGTCCTGCATTGATACCAATACCTGCCCTTTGGGCAACATAACGACCAATAGCCATAT